TTGCTCTTCGTGGTCTTCGTATTCAATTTGAACTTCATAGATGGGTTGATATGTTTCAAGCATCACGCGCACCACTTTATAAGTATGATGCGAACGGCGATAATGTATTGACGGGTGAATACGGTGGATATGGTGAAGACCAAGCGTATAGCGTTCATGCAAATGCTTTACAGAATGCTACTCAGATAACTCTAAAGAAGTTTAATGACATCACGAACAATGCTGACCCTGTTAATAGAGTCCTAAGTGATGACGTTGCTGCACCCGCTCATTTGTTTTGTGTTGGTCAGTCTATCATAGTAAAAAATACTCATGGTGATGACATGGAAATGGTAATTCAACAAGTTAGTATAAATGGTGATAGACGTATTGTATTGACTGTTCCTGCCCTTGCTGAAGCCGTTGATGCAAATGCACCACTATACATCAGAACGGACCAAGAATTTACAGGAGGAATAACCATTTCTAACTTTAAAATGAATGTTGGAACCATCGACCCTCCTCAAGAATACTTACAAGAAGTCATGGGGCTTGTTCAGTCTGGTAAGATGAGATTTGACATTACAAGTTATACTTTATTCAATAAAAATATTTCATCTGGTTCTCTTTCTAATGCACTTGTTCTCAATGCAATGAATCAACGCGCAAAGTCGTTGCTTTGTATTCCAATTCTACTTGGAACTGATGCCCTTAAAGATACGTTTCAAAGTGTTGTTCAAGCGGGTAATGAACTTCAATCATATTCTCTGAAGTTATATAACAATGTTATTGTTCCAGACCGCCTTGTTCCACTAACGCCGTATAATGACGGAAATTTCAATGCCATATGCCAACGCGAGCAAATGCTTTCTGCTGGTGCGGCTTCATGGGAAGTAAATAACATCACAGACATGCATAACCATTTCTTCATTGGACGACGTCTTGCGATGCAAGGCTATAGTTATGACACAAAAGGAATGATAGAATTAGATATCAATTATAAAGCAAACGACGCGCTTCTCATGCAATGCTTTCTTGTTCATAAGCGCAGTATAAATGTTTCTGATGTGTCTGTCAATGTTTCGTATTAATTTTTATTAATATACTTTATATTTATTTATTTTATCTTCATAGATAATATAAATGTCAGAATCAAAAGCAAAATTCGTTAAAAAGACAGCGTTTGTAATGTATCCTATCAACAAAAGCACATCCGGTTATAGTTATAAGAATGGCAACGCAACCATCAATATTCAATTCAGTAGAAACGCAACACGAGTTCTATCATCCTCAAGTTTGAGACTATGTGGGCGAATGAGTATCGTTGGTAAGAATGCATCACAAATGCCTGCAAATCACTTTGACATGCCTGGAGCCATGCAAGCAAGTGTAGATACCTATGAACAAGTATGCTATATTGATGACAGAACGGGCGTGAGTTGTCTATTAAATTATGTCCAGTGTGGTGATTTGTTTGGTAGTTCCTATGAAATCATTGACGACTACGCGCGCGGCCAAAGTTCCATTAATAGCGCAACTAATGGATATTATGATATGTGTAGTGGTGCTAATATGAATCTCAGTGCATATGCTAATAACGATGTAATAAGCCGTGAAGTGTCAAGTCCGATTGAGTTCGCAATGCCAGTTCAACTTGGTTATATTCAAAGTAATCCTATTATACCGTTGAACCGTGGATTTTTCATTAAGGCTAACTTGTGCGCTGATGCAATGGCGTTGTATGGTCTTAATGCTGATAAATTCACTGTATCTATTGATAATGTGTATCTCATGGGCGACTACTTTGACCTTGATAAACCGCTCGCTGATTTGGATATGACTTATACAAGCCGTAAGCATCGTAATGGAACACTCAATAGCAATAATGAGTTCTTGAATGTTGATTTAAACCTTGCTCAAGTTCAATCCATTTATCATAACTTTAGCCCTAAAACGTGGAAAGAAAGTTATTCATACAATAGTTTTAGCACATGCCCGCTGTTAGAACAAAACAATACGACTGAAGGGTTTAAAGTAGCACGAATCAAACAATACAACACCAACCGCGGGGCTGTAAGGTTTCCAAATCTTTATCCTGTTGATGAAACGGATATCAACAAAGAACCAAATGGTTTCCAAACACTGAGAAGTCGGTTGTATCTTGACTCCATTTTCCCGTATGTGTATAATCGTCGCTGTCTAATCTCTCCTGTCAGTGAAGGTTTAGCACAAATGGTTGCACCCCCTGATTCTGACCTACGAACGCCTCAGTCTGTTGATTTTGGTTTTAATCAACAATGGCAAAAAGATGCAACAACTGGTAAGTGGAGTAGAACTGGTAAGTATGAATCAGCATCTCATGTATTTGGTATTGGAACAACTTATGATGCTTTGTTTGCCCGTCAGTCAGCAAACTTCCAAAGCGCATCTTATAACTATTCTATTGAATCTGAACTTAATAACACACCACAGAGCATTTTCGTGTATTGCAATGCTGGAACAAGTCTTGAAAAATCGGGAGCAACTGGACAAATGATAGCCATCAGTTAAAAAATATACTGATATAGTCGTATTTTACATTTGATTTAATTTTATTTATATTCTTTGTGAATATATATAAATGAACACCAAAAAATTTCAATTGCTTAACATAACTGACCCAGATGTCGAAACTCGTTCGATGAGAATTGAATCCACAAGCATATATCCACGAACCATTAATGATAGCGCATATGGAGGCGCTTGTTCCATTGTCTTGCCAAACAAAGGATTTATTACTGGTGATGCAAGCATCGTATTACCCGCCGTCGCCTCAGATGGTGGTTATCAATACCCCGTAAATGTTGGTGTGTATGCGCTTATTGCAAGGGCTACAATTTCTTCTGGTGGTAAGGTATGGGATGAAGTAAGCCCCGCAAATGAACTATTATCTATGCTTAACATGACGGTTCATCCTGAACGAAAAATGAATTTAAATAGAGTAATGAATGGTATAAACTATGCTTTTGAAACTTGCAGTGGTTCCAAACTTGATGCTGATGCTGGTAATGCAGAAGTATTAGGCGGTCAGTATCGGTTGGTCGCTGATGAATACAATCTTACATTTGGCGGAAGAATAGGACGAAAGAATCAACCACCATATGCGATGAATGGGAAACAAGCAGTTAAACTGACGACAAGCGCACAAACCACTCCACAATATTCAATTAGACTGATGGATTTATTTCCTGGATTGTTCCTAGATGGGACGTTTTTAATACCTACTGGAAGTTTAACTGAGGAAATCACCATTGATTTAGTTTTTTCAAGGGATGGCGCATTCGCAAATAATGATCGCGCAGTCTTTATGCCTTCTTTATCAACTAAAGCAAAAGACTCCATAGCACAAGTAGCACTTGTTCAGAGAGGCTACACTGGTAATGCTGCTAATAACGAGACTGGTGTTGTTTTGACTGAAGGTAAAGGTTCAAGAGTGCTTGTTGATATCGTAGCAGGTTATACGGAAAATATTAGAGTTCTTGATGGCGGTCGTGCATTTACTGCAAACGAAATGGTTGAGTATGATAAAAGTAGTGCTCCACTACTCAATACAAAATTAAATGTCATGGTAGGGAATGAACAATTTAATGCTACAACGTCATATACTAACATCGCAGTGGAAATCGCGGGGGAGGGCTTTGTTGCGAATAATGAATACACATTTACAAACTTGACAGCAGGTGTTGTATATACAATGAAACTTAAAGCAACGCAAGTATCAAATACTGGATCACTCCAACGAGCAGAACCGCTTATTTCTGAGGAATATCCACTTACCCTTTTGGCTGAGAAAGCCCTTGTATTTACACCTGTTGGTGGAACTCAAGCAACTGTGTATGTTGTTAAAGCCAAAGTTGGAATAACAACACAACAAGCAGGTAATGCTGCAAGATTTAGTGTGGGTAATATTATCACCAAAAATCCCGCTGGCAATGATAAAGCAGTTGTATTGGAAGTGAGCGCAGATGCTGACGACAATACTATCACCAAAATGGGATTGCTTGTTGGAACGTTTGAACCTCAAGCACCAGCAACCACAACAGCAATTTCTGTTGGAGCAATCAATAAGAACATAACTGCTTACGGCAACGAGGATTCAAACTTTAAATCTGTATCTGGTTTATGCTTAGACCCTATTTATGATTTTGATACGTATGCAAACGGAGCAATAACAGAGAGTCAAAAAATTAAGATAGATACATCCAATGTGTATTTACAAGTTGATATTGTTTATTATATGGATGGAACAACTGAAACTATGAGAGAAAAAATGATGACACCTGAAGGTTTAAGTCATACATACACTTCATTCATTAACACAACGTCAAGTTTTGTAAATGATAATGCTGTGGCGTCGTATGGACAAACTGACACCACGAGTGAAAATAGATTGATTGGACTTTCCAACTCAACTGTTAGAAATATTATGTGGTATGTGTATAATTCTGGAAAACAAAATAATGACAAGTTTCCATACAAAGAATTTTCCAAATCACGTCTTCCACTATTAAACAAGTATCATGCGCGAAGCAGTCTAAGTATGGGTGGAACTAAATACAACATGAATATTAACTCTGTGCCGTATTATTCAACTCAAGTTGATGACGACATGAGGGCTTATACTGAACTTTCTAAATGTAAAGGTCAGTTTTATGTCAATAAGGCTCAGTATATGGGATGGACGGCATGCAGACAACTTGATAATCCAACTGCTGCGCTCAGTGATGCTGCTCCATCCAAGCAACCAGGTTTTTGCGACCTTGATGACGCTACGCTCGCAACAAAGCAATACGAAATCAATGAAAGAAAGGCTGGTATTTCCAATCAATCGTATGAAGGCGTAAATCAAGCATGGCTTAGAGGAATGGCTCATTATATGGGTGTCAATTTCCAATTATCCGAAGTCAATGTTATGGGTAATGGGCTTCAAGTGGGCTCAACACCAGTGGATATGAACCTCGATTTTGTCAATACGTATAATCCATATTATAGCGGGTCTGGCACATTAACATTGTTTGCGGAAGTGGAAAGACGCTTAAGTTTTGTCAGGGGCGCTGTCTTACTTCAAACCGCTTCTTATTAATTTACTTTTATTTACAATTTATCTTTTGATTTATTGTATCTCTAGTTTTTTTTTGTGAGTGTATCACATATAAATGTCAGTTAAAATAATTGAATGCAGTAATAAATCTTCAAACTCATTTGATGCGAGTAATGCATCTCGTTCTACATCTAATAGCCAATGGGAAAACGATGTAGATATAGAACTAAATAGTGGAGACCAAGTAATGATTGATTCAAGTATTTTAAATCTTCAAGGGATTAGTGCTGATGAAACCGTTTCAATTCTCGCTGATGATGGCGCATATCATATGGCTGATAGTAAGATGTTTTTTAGATTTACGTCGTATGTAAATGATAATGCAGTCAATACTATTCATATGCCGTTTTGTGGTGCAAACCGCGAAATCATTTATCCTCTCGCATATGAACAACCGACAGGAACAGACCCCGATAGATACCCCGAGTTTGATGTGCTTTATACTTTGAAGAAAGATGGCGAGACAACAATACAATCAAATTACGTTGAGTTTGACTGGGTTTGTGGTGGTATCTATGGAAATCAAGATGCAGACACGGCGCCTTTTAATGCGGGTGAGATAAACACGAGAAATAGTGATTATGATAACTTATTTAGATTTTCATACAATTCACCAAGTAATGCAAGGACATCACAAATGACAACACCATTCAATTACAATATGAGAACAATTTGGAGTGAAAAGGCTTCAAATGGTTCATGGCATTCTATTACTGGAAAAAAATATACCTTGCTTGACCCCGATTACATGGGTTGTTATAGAAAGAATGCAACTGAATTTTGGGATGATAATGAAGAGTGTAATCCACAATACTTTGACTTAAAGGTTGATTTAGGGGGTGAGATGTTTGAAACTCCAAGCACAATTGCAAATACTATTAATGACCAACTCAATACAAGTGATGAATACTCCAAGAATAGCCCCTATGTTGTGGATACAATGTTTCAGTTTCAAAAATTACCAACCTTAACTGGAGCACTCATGAAAGTTCGTAAAGTGAATGGGGAAGGCGGAGCAGATGAACCAACTGGACGAAAAAGCATGTATGGAAATTTAGCAGTGTTAAATCTAAAGCATTGGCAAGGAGTTCATAGATTGATGCGATGCGACCTTGCGTTCAGTAATAAAATTAATTATAACTCTATCAATCAGTTTAAAACAATTTATCAACCCGTTTTTATTATGCCTAATGGTAATATGAATGACAGCGTATATTATCCATCAACCACAAAACAAATGACTTACAAATACAAGCCTATTAAATCTAATGGAACACATAATGACAACGTCGTCAAAACATTTGATTATTCAACACTTCCAAAGTATTTTTTAATGTGTTCTAACATAGCATATACTGATATTAACTTGCAACGAATACAAACGTTCATGAGAAATACTGAAATATATGATGGGACGTCTTCTGATAGCAATGCTGATGATGATGTGTCAAACTGGCGTTCTCATTGGAATATTGGTATATCACACCAATCACAGTTTGGAGAGGGGAATAGGTTTTTATATTACTGCTCACAAGGCAATTTTAATATTACTGAAAAGGATATTGAAGGGGAGGCATATGGTTATTCATATCCTTACTATCCGTTTGATGATGTTGGAATTGAAAGTAAGGCGACTAGCCGAAGTGATATACCTGATGTTGGATACGTTAAAATGTGGTCGTATTCAGATGGTAATGAAAAGCCTAATGACTATTACGTTATCTCAGAAATCGTTGATGACAGTCAAATACATAGATTTAAGGACAACAAGATGGGTGATGCATCAATAGCGTTTTTTAGCAAGTATCAAAGCGATTGGAAAGATAATTTACGAACTGATGGGTATGACATGACGGACGTTGATTACGGCGATGATTCTTTAAGCCAAAAATATAATATTATGGTTGTTCCAGTTAATATGAAAGCAAGCAAGTTATCAAATTATTATATTAACATTGTAGATACGTTTTGGATTGGTGCATGCACTTCGTTCCATCTACCGAATTTTTTCAATAATCCTGATACTTCATTTATGTATAAAATCACGATGGGTCATGACGATGACCATATTTATCATGGGGGTCTAAGTCTGTATCAGTATAATTCATTAACACAAACGTGGAATGTTATTGATGAGTGTTATATTTATTCGTTTTTTAACCAAATATTACCGAATGGACGTAATGATGTCAATGGCTTACGATATGATGGACGTTATACGGTTGATTTAACAACACAGCACAATGTGTTTGTGGTAGATTGCGGTAATACACGACGTCAAGTGATGGTATTTGAGGATGTTGATGATTTATCAAGATGCAAAGTTTATTATTGCGATGGTTATGATTATAAGACTGGAGGGATTAACACAAATGATTACAACCCACTTGGTGGCGCGCCTATTGAGATTGACGGTGTATATTGCGAAGTGCATTTAACTGATATGTATGTCGGTTCAAGTGACGCATCATCACATGCATATATGCCTGTATCTGGGGGGGTCAATAACAATTTGCCAGTAAAGCATATGATAACAACCAATCCTATTGAACAAGTATGTGGATTCATGTTGTACAGCGATAGTGCGACACAGGATTCAACTGGCAATTGGGATATAAACCCTGACTTTGCCCTTCCGATACTACATCAAGGGCAGTTCTGTGTATCAGCAAGTTTTATGGATCCGAGAAATGAGGCTGTGTGGCTTACAAATGATGAACGCTATGACACTGTGAATACAGAACCATCAAATAAAAATTCATATAAAATCGATAGTTCACTCGTAAATAACTATTTACAAGTTGGTACTAATAATCCAACATTTCAATACAATAATAGTCTAAGTCGTTGTGGGTTCTCTAATCTGCACACTGCAAAGCGTATGGGTATATTGGATATGCCTTACGACCCAACAACGGGGCAATATGCACCTGATGATAGTATGGGTGATTTGGTTGTAAAGCTACAAGACAGCGTGGTTAAGAACGTATACCTGTATAATACACTGTATGCGTTTGCAATGAAAACAATTAATGCTGATGACTTTCAATCGTACAATGATAGCGGTAACAATTTTAACACGGGATTAAATTATAGTATTGGCGGAATATCATTCCATAGTTTGTACGGTGAAAGCATAGACGACAACGCTCAGAACGTTAGTGATATGACACTATATACGGCTGACAATTGGACTGGATGTCTTTTCAATAAGCTTGGTTTTGCATACAGCGATTTCTTCACAAAGTTTGGTATGCCAGATAATATATACGACTCATCGATCGCGAGTTCAAATAATCCAGCGTATAGGTATCAGAAAGTATCGCCACTGACTACAAATCCGCTAATTGATATCAGTAATTCTATTAGTTTGGGCACGCAAGATTATAGCAAAAAAGCCTCTGGAGGCGCTGGTCTACCATTGTATAACTTGTCGATTGGCTCGTTAATTCCTACAACATTTGATGGCTCTACAAGTGAAATTATATCTGCTTATGACCTACCATCCAAAAGCGACTCACCGTTCTACAAAATATATAGTAGCTTATCGACGGATGAGTATTACTCCGACGGTAGTCAGTTTCAAGTGGCATCTATCTGTACTAAGAAATACGTTACGGGCGATTACGTATACGATGATGGGGGCCGTCCAATGACGATAACATTCCCAATGAAAATCACAAATATAACCACCGAGATACGCGATAGCCAAGGCAATCTCACTGCACTTGATAGTGACAATTATGTGTTCTACAAACTAATTAGCAATGACTAATATATATAAATGAAATTCACACAAGATGCTAGTGAAAAAAAATATAAAAATAGTTTCAAGGTCGGTGGTTATAAACAGCCCAAAAAAGTAGTGAAACCGACTAAACCAACAGTAAATCAGATATTTATTGTTGCAAAAAAGTGTAAATGTAAGAAATGAGTTATTTATCGGTCATTAATTTAATATGTTTTTTTGAATTTTTATGATAGGTCATGCTACATCTTTTCACTACACAGCCACAGTCACATTCTATGCTTTTTCGTGCTTTGGTCTTGATCTGCAGATAATGAGTCTCACGATAATATTTGTTATATTCTCGATAGTATTCTGCGTTCTCTTCACGATGACTTTCATAGTATAATTTATCATACTTCCTTTTACCAACTTTGATCACAGTCCCCGGCACTCTCTGGTTTAAACTCGCTCCTAGCACACGCATCCATTTTCTATGCTTTTTTAACAGTTCTTTTTTGCTGGTAATATCAGGATATCTTTTTACTATACGAATTCGCCAATTAGACCAGCCTTGATGCTTACGAATAAACTCATAAACATATCGATTATGATACCTAGAATATTGGTTGTTGCAGTTTGATTTGTGATTAATTTTTATGTTTTTGTAATCCGTAGTGCTTCCTACATATACGTCGTCGATTTCTGGGTCAAGGCTCATGATTTTGTATACAACTGAGTTAGCGTAATTTACCATATTGTTATATTATTATAGAATATTATTTACCATTCCACAAAAGACGTATGCTAAGGTTGTTTGGTGAATATTGATCCGCTTTCCAGTTGCCTTTTATTCCTTTTGCGCGTTTTAAGTAATTGTCTCTGCGGATGTCCGACCCGTGCTTAGTATGATCTTGGTAATCAATTGAACCAAAATTAACCCGTTTTCCATCTGGTTTAATTAGTGCGTATTTCTTGCCCTTTGCATTCGATTCAACGATTTTGACGCCTGTTCCATATATTTGCTTTGCTTTTCTTATTACTGTCGTCGGATTAGATACCTTTTTTAGTGTTTTTGAGAATCCCATTATATATATAGTCTTATAAAATCATTATAAAATCATGATCAAAAAAGACAAAGTCCATTTAAGGGCTATTTTCGCTGGATTTGTGTTGAACACATAGGCTACTGACTGTATAATGGTAGGTACTCCTGTGTTATCAATTCCTCGGCAAGTCTTATCAAATAACGTTTCGACTTGAGTTCTATTTTTTCCTTTCATATATAATAACTTTTGATATAATAATTATATATTGTGAGCATACCAAATCTCTTTTAATAAATAATTATATTATATAAATACATGTTTAGTCAAAAACAAGAGACAGAAAAACAAGAGCCAGAAAACATAAAAATAATCACTCCGCTGGTAGAATTTAGATATAATAAAGATGGAATAATTGAAAGGTTGTTGCAATATAAATTTAATAAAGATGGGATAATTACTGAGCTTGTACAATATAAATTTAATAAAGATGGAATGATTGAACCATTAAAGCTCTCTGATATTATTTAATGTATATTGGATTAACAAAAACACTTTTGACATAACCAATACGTAGTCACAATACGATCGACCGACCGACCGCATTATTACTCTGTCTTTCTTTTTTGTTTATCCAAGGTTATTTGGGTGGGGTTTGAATGTAAAGTCTTTCACAGATCTTATGACCATCCAAACTTTTAAGACTTTGGTCCACCACCCCACCTAAAACACCCCTTAACTTTCCTTGACCCCAACTACCACTATTATTGACCACTATTCACCTCTCTATCTTCTACTTACTACTACTATTATCTACTAACTAATATATAATATATTACTATTAATAATAAATAATAAGAAATAATAAGAAGTATAATGGTTTCTCTAGATTTTGTGACTTTTCGCTAATGATATAGAAGGGACAATGGAAAGGTATATAGCGCCATTAGTAGCACGGAGTGCGCCGTAGGCTGGTAGGCTCGCTCGTCGGCCGTCTGGGGGGGGACCGC